AATTATCATAAATATAATTTAAAAATATATAATATATAATTTCATCCTCATTATAATAATATGATAATAATATATCATTCTTATAAAATTTTATTAACATTTCATTATAATCATTAAAAAATTCTGTAAGTGATGTATTTATTATTAATAAAAAATAAATAACATTCTCACTTGTTTTTAAAATTTTCAATAATTCTAATATTAATTTTTCAGGATTTTGTGAATAATATAACTCATATATTCTTTTAATATCTATATTATTCTTTTTTCCTCCTGTTGTAGTTGATTGTTCTGGTGCTAATATTACACCTGATTTTGATATTAAATTTTGGATTTCTTCTCTTAAATATTTTACATTTATTTTTTCACTAGATAATATAGTTTCTATTGGACTTACCAAACTTTGATAAAATGTATCATCAAATTTTAATCCCTTACGATATAATTTAACTATTAAATCATTTATTTTTTTAGCTATTTCATAATCAAGTTCAGCTTTTTTAAATAATATATAAGCATCTTTAAATTCTACCATTGTTCTATTATTATTTTTTTGCAGTTCTGCTAATTCTTTTTTCAAATTTTCCAAATTTTTCATTAATATAAGTAAATGCTCATCTTGATTAAAATACTTATATAAATTCTGGCTTAAATTAACATTATCTTCTGTTAAATAAATCATTGTAAGTAAGTTATTAATTTCTGTTTGAATAATACTAATTTCATCTGCAGTTTTACTTGCAATATTTGTCGTTAACTCTAGTAAATATTCTTTAAATTTGTTAAACCTATCTAATAATTTTTTTGCATTCGTTTTAAATAATTCTTTAAATTTAGTTTCTCTATCAGATATTTTATTATAAGATATAAATTCATCTATAATACTATCAGTAGATACTATATGATAAAAATGTATAGAATTTTTATAAATTTCATCAAGAGCTTTAGCAGCAGTAGCATCAGCAGCATCTTTATCAGCAATATAAGCTTCGAATAATTTAATTTTAATATCTACCTCATCAATTATTGTTTTTAAATCACTGTCTATTTTTATATTATGGTCTCTAAAATCCTTTTTTTTTTTTTCTATAGCTTCCATTTTTTCTTTAATTTGAAAATTAAGACCATCTAATTTTGTTTTGGATTTTGTAGTTTCTAATTTCTTTTTATTTTCGGCTGTTTCTTTTTCAGTTAATTCTTTTTTTAATTTTTTTTCTTCATATTCTATTATTATTTCATATAATTCATTTGAAAACTTATCAGTTTCAATTTTTGAGTTTGATTTTGATTTTGAGTTTGATTTTGATTTTGATTTCTCTAAATAATCTTTCAATATTTGTAATTCAACTTTAAATTTTTCTTTATCAAATATGTCGTTATCTTCATCTTGAAATTGAGCATTAGCGCTAATAATAGCAGTAATTATAGAATCAATTTTTTCATTTTCAATTGCAACTATAGCATTTATATATGCCCTTATTTTATCATATGCAGCATTTTGCTTAACGATTAAATCTTTAGAATTTAGTTTTTTTGCCTCTTCTTTTGCTTCTTTTAATGCAATTATTTTATCTTCTAATAATTTAGTAATTTCATCTTTAATAGCCTTTACGTTATTTAATGGTGGTATATTTGTATATTTATCTCTTATAGTAGCTATTTCTAATATTATCTCTTCATCTAATTTTTTTTCTACATCGAATAATATAGAAATCAATTTTAAATTTTCAGCTACAATATTATCTAATTCTTTTTTCATTGTGTATTCTTTTTCTTCTGTTTCATTGCTTTTTGTAGTAGGTTTTTTTTTTGCTAATTTTTGCTTTGGAGTAGCATCTAATTTTTTTTTATCGTCTTTTAATTTTGATAATTTTTCGTTTTCATTAATTATTTTAATATTAATATCTAATATTTTTTGAATATCAGCTAATATTAATTTAACATTTCCTTCTTTTATTAAATCAATTCTTTGAAATATTTCTGCAAGAGTGTCTTTAGTTAATGAAGAAGTACCACTATTAAAACCAGATGTACCCCTAGAGGTTTCAATTACTTTACTTACTTGATTTGTTATTTCTTTACTTAATTCCGTATTTATTTTCAATATTAATTCTTCACTCTTTTTTTTTTCATCTAATATTTTTAATTCTTTTTCACTAAGTTCTATTTGTTCAGCTATTCTTGTTTTTTCTGATTCATTTTTACTTGCTAATAATTGGATTTCTGCATATTCATCATCATTTTCATCATCATTAATTTTATTTAATTCAAGTAATTGTGCTTTTTTTTCTTCCATATTTTTTTCATTTTCAGTTTTCTTTTTAATTGTTGTAATAAGATTATTTAATAATTTTTTAATTTTATCTGTCTCTTTTTCATCACTTTCCTCTTTTTTTGCTTCTTTTTCCTTTTCCTTTGCTTTTTCTTTTTCTATCTTTTCCTTTTCCTTTACTATTTCCATTTGTTTTCCTTTTTCAATATTTTTTAACATTTCATCGTTTTTTTTTATAAAATCATTATATTCTTTATTGAATTCATCATATAATAATAATAACTCTTTTGATATATCAGTATTTTCAGCATTTGATTTAATTTCTGAAATTTTTTGTTGAAGAGGATTAATATATACAGTATATAATCTAATATATGCTAACAATGAATCATATACCATTCTTTCATATTCATCATAATCATCATCATCATCATCATAATCAACATTAAAATTTTGTATTATATTGTTTAATGTTGATATACTTTCATGTGGTTTATTTCCACCAACTTTTTTATCATCTTTTGTCAGCAAATATTTTAATTTTTCAATAAATTTTTCAATAATAGGTTTAGCAAAATTTAAAAAATATACTTTCTTAAAATTATACATATTTTGATATATCGCAAATGCTTGTTTTAAACGTTTTTCATAATCTTCTAATTTAAATTTGCTTTTTTCTTCTTCAGTTGCTTTTTCTTGGTTTTTTTCTTTGTCAATAATTTCTTTAATCATATCATTAAATTCTTTAATATCAGCTGCAGAATTATTTTTAGCATCTAATTTAAATCTATCATAAATAGTAGTTTTCCCATCATCAACAGCATCTTCTTCTTCATCATTTTTAAGTTGTTCTAATATTTTTTTAATATTCTTCAATTTTTCATTATTATAATCATTTTCTTTTCCTTTTAAATCGAACTCAGAAAATTTTATTTCACTAGATTTTGATAAGTAATCATTAATGCCCCCCAAAACCTTCTCATAACTGGTTTTTTTAGTATTAATATCAAAAGGTGTTTTCTTTGCATAACTATCAGTAAATTTATCAGCATTTTTAGTTGCCTCTTCTTTTGATTTTCGAGGTTCTTTATTTTTTGATAATAAATAAATGCTTTTTTCATATATTTTACTTTTTATGATAATATCAATCTTAGCTATTTTTAATTTAATATCTTCCTCCATTTTAGCAATTTTTTCTTTAAATACTAATTTATTTTCAGTTGCTTGTTTAGCTGTATTTTCAGCTTTTAATTTATTTATTGCTTTCTGCTTTTCATCCTTTAATTGTTGTTCTTTTTCTAGAGTTTGCTTTTTTGCTGTTGAAATAGCTTGCTTATCTTCCTCTTCTTTAAGTTTTAAATTGGTAATTCTTGCTTTTTTAGCATCTAATTCTACATCTTTTTTAGTTTTATAAGCATCTATGTTAGCTTTTGAATATTCATTTTTAATTATGTCTCTTTCTATAGTAGCGCTGCCTTGGGTTGATTCTATACCTGTATTACCAATAATACCAGGTAATATTAACTCATTTAGATATTTATTAAATGATTCATCAGGCATTTTTTCGGATAATAAAGATGTTAAATTAACAACAATATCTTTAACATTGCCGTCATGTTCATCAATCATTTTTTTAATATTATAAATAGTTGATAAATATGAAGAAACTAAATTATTACCATCACCAGAACTGCTACCATCACTATTACCATAAAAATATCTATTTAATGTTTCCAATTCTTCATCGTCATCAGGAGTAAAAAAAGTACTATCGTCTATAGTTGATTTAAGATTTTCAGAAGTTTCTTTTTTTAATAATAAATCTTTATATTTAACATATTTTTTAATGATTTCATTATCACTATATATATTTTGATATGATGATTGTAGATAATTTATAATTTGCTCAGATATAAACAAATTTCTATTATTTATATCCATTACCCTATTATACTAATTTACAATAATAAAAATAATTAAAATTTAATTGCAATAATGCTTGTGAACCCCCATACTCCTAATGAAAAATATGATATTGAATTTAATATTTTATCTTTTTGTTTATAATCAAAACTAATATTCATATCTTTTTGTTCTTCAGTTCTTTTATCCATTGATAAAATAAATGGAATAACTGATAAAATTAATATTATACATAAATGTAATATTAATCTATTATAACCATTAATATGAACATAGAAATAATATAATAAACTTGGCATACTCGATAAAGAAATATTTGAAAATAATTCAAATATTGGATAATAATACATAACATTTACGAGTGCAATTATAAATATGAAAAATAATATATAAATAGCGCTATAATAAATAAATGCCGTTGTAAAATTATTTATTAAATTAGCATTTAATCCCCAGTAGATTAATGCTAATGCAATTATTCGTATTACTAACGTTGTTAATATAAATATAGCTCTATCAATTATTGTTATTTCTAATCTATCAGGACTAAAGCTCGGGATATTTTTATATTTCTCATATATTCCCTTAATCACAGGCAATTGTTCCTTTACATTAGTTTTTATTGCTTGTGGTTGATTGCCTTCTGAATTAATTATAAGTTCATTAATATTTGAAGGCGGAACACTTCCAAGTAATGGTGCAACATTTCCAATTTCTGTTAATAATGATTTCATTGGCATTGGATTTTTTTTAATATAATAGTTATCATTACCTCCAGTTACTTTTTCTAATGCATTAAATAATTCATCATATTTATCATCAACATTAGAAGCTGTAGAAGGTTTTAATGTGGTTTTTAAACTATCAATAACTTTTCTTCTATCAGTCTGAGTTAATTGTTTTAATGATTTATTTATAACGTCTAATTTATTTTGCATTTCTGTATGATAAATTTTACTATCTTTTGTTGTATATAAAAATTTATATAAATTAGCAGGGTCAGATAAACCATTTACAAATTTGACATAAAAATTATATCTTTTAGGATTGAATTTTCTAACAAAACTATCTGTTAAAACTAAAGAACTTATATCTAATATAGGTGTATTTGGTTTTGATACATTTAATAAATCTTTAAATCCAAATAATAATTCAGCCATTCTTCTATTATAATGTTTGATTATTTATGTATAAAAACCATATACTCCCGAATATTATTAATATTAATATTATAAATATTAATAAATAACTATATACATGATATAAACTAACATATAAAAATCGTAATAATATAACAAAAATACTTATTACTATTATTATTACAAAAATTAATAATGGATATATATTAAAATTATTATATCCATTTTTATTATTATTTAATTTATTTATAATATTTATGAAATCTTGATTTTCACTATGAGGATTTACTGTCATATAATAACTTAGTAATATATTATTCATTGGTATATAATTAGTATCAAAATATTTAAATATATTCTCCTGTTTTATATCCTCCTCATTACCTATGAAATAATAATTTATTGTATTATCTTCGCAATTTCCTGAAGTAGTCATATTAATTATATATTAAGATTTTATAAATGCAGGTTCTCCCAATACTATTAAAAATATTACCATTAATATTGGAAAATTATAGGATACATTATCCGCATTTATTTTAAAATATGATAATTGTTTTGTATCAAGTTTATTATATTTACTTCCATAATCACAATTGATAATTAATTGTTTCCTTATTGGTTCTTTTATTATTTCTTCTTTATTATAAAAATTATAATTTGATGTAATTGTTGCAATTGTAGATGAATTATTATCCAATTTTAAATTATCTAATAAAAATTTTACAATATTATTAAAAAATATATAATGTTCATTAATTGCTTTTATTGATTTTGCATCTGAATCAGAAGCAACCAAAGTAGCTTTTGTAACTGAAACTTTATATAAATCTCCAACTGCAAAATTTGCATCACGTACATTTGTTGGTGTGTATGTCGATGGATTATTACAATATATATCATAAATTTTTGTTTCTATATCTGATAATGTAGTTTTAGCAGGTAAACATAATTTACTTTCATTCTTACCTATTTCTGCTTTAATAGTTAATAATAAATTTTCATATAATTGTATTATAATACTAATTATATAATAATTATTATTGTATAATTTAATACATTCATCATCTATTATTTTTGGTTTAGATGTTATAGGTTTAATATTTACTAATATTTTATCACTTACAATTTTATCTAAATACAGAGTAGTTGTTGAAATAGTACTATCAAAATATTTTTTATTATTATAAATTAAATAATTTATTTTATTAGCAAGTTCTGTTTTAATATCAACTGCCGCTGCTTTATATGCATTATATAATAAGATAATATAACTAATTATTTCTGTTGGTGTTGATGCTGGTGTAATATTAAGTAATTTATTATTTACATCTAATGTATCTGCTTCATAATTTAATTGTTGTAAACTAATCACTGTAGGATTAAAATAATTATGATATTTAAAGTCGTTATCTAACACATCAGGATTACCTAAATTTTTAATTTTTTTACGTCCTATTGACTTTAATAACCTTGAATTTGTAAATACAGGTTCAACATTGCATAAATTATTTAATAATACAGACCTAATAATTTCTTTAAATATATTATTTGTATTATTTTTATATTTATAAAGATTAAAAGGTAATGCATATATTTTTGTAACATCTAAATTACATTGATAATATTTTCCACTCTTTGTTTCCAATGATAAAAATGCTCGATTTGAATATTCAGAAATTAATTTATAATTAGCTTTATCATCAATAAAATCATCGTTTACATATACTGTAATTGTATTTTTAATTAACTTAATATATAATTCATTATTATCACTATCAGAAATTTTATTTGGTAATTTATTATAACCATCGATAGCGCTATTAGTGATTATATCATTTGTTATAGATATAGATAATGCATTTGCAATTGTATAAGTTGTTCTGCCTGGACCTCCTCCTTGTAATGCTAACAAATTAACATCACTATTTACTATATTACCACTATCGTACTTATAACCTTCTATGTTAATTGGTAATTTTAATTTACCAATATCAATTTTATCTTTAATAAAATTTTCTTTTAATTTTTCTATTAGATTTATTAAAGATTTATATATAGTTTCGTTTATAGTATCATTATTTGCAGGTAAAGAAGTAATTATTGTATCAGTATCTGTATCAATACTTTTAAATACGTCTTCGTGAGTTGCATTACTATTGTCTCTATAACCTTCAAAAGTTTTAATTAATAAATTTAATTCATCAGTATATTTTAAATAATCTAGATAATGATTTTGTTCGACATATTTAATGAACCTTATATTAAATTTTTCTAAAAGTTTTTTATATTGATATAATTTATAATATACATATCTATAATATCCTGTCATTTTTAATTTTACATTAACATTAAAACCATTAAAATTAAACATTAAAGTTTTTTCAGGTTCTATTTTAATATCATTTTTTGAAACTGTATTTATTGATGATACACAATTAGTTAATAAATATATTATTGATTTATGTTCAACAGTGCTAGAAGATAATGGAATAGTTGTTTTATAATATATATTAGCATCTATTTTCTGGATAGTATTATCAGATGATATATTTCTGAATTCATTTTGATTTAAATTTGTAATAGCAGTATTAATGTTTCTTGTATTTTCTATTTTATAATTTTTTAAAGTTAATAATGTTTTAATTTCTGCAAATATTTGTTTTGCATTTTTACCACTTGTTGTACTTTTTATATTTGCATTATTAACTAATTTATTATAAAAACCAATTCCTGTTTGTGCATCTAATTCTAAATTTAATGCAGTATTAGCATTCGTTATATCATTTTTATAATGTGCCATTGGTTCATAAATAATATATTTATTAACATATGTATTATAATATAATATTGAATTCATAATTGTAATTGAAATTAAAATTGTTAATAAATAAATGAAACAAATATATGATGTATCATCTTTATAAATACTATAAATAATATATGCAATTATTGTAAGAATTATTATATATATATGCATATTATTATTAAATCCAAGGATATTAATGGCTATATCTAAATAATCGGTTTTATCACTGAAAGTAGTTGAATTTAATGAAGAACTTGTATAAGCATTAAATCTTTGATTATAATGTTTCATATCATTATCAAAATTTTTAATATCTTTGTAATATTTATCAACAATTGATTTTTTATTTATATATTCAGGGTCAGTATTTGTATCATCATATTTAAATAATGATAATAAATCAATACCATTAAATGTTGGTTTTTGAATTGGTGTTGGTTTTATTGGCGGTGCTTGTTTATAAATATCATACATAGTTGAAATATCATGTGAAGTATTAAGATTAATATTATTATATTTCGATATAATATATTTGTATATATATCCGGATGATATAAATAAAATTGTAAAAAAGAAATAAATAATTAAATCTTTATATTTATTATCCGTTTTTATATTATATAAACTAAATGAAAAATAGAATAACAATAATATAAATACACATAAATACATGAAACTAAATAAATAATTATCAGTATTAGGAGTAATATTAATATTTAAAAATACTTTTAAAATATATGATAATGGAATTATTATTATTAATATGAAAACTATTAAATAATTACCCGTGCAATTTGGTATAATCTTATGACATTCATCACATAAACATTTTAAAATTTGTTTAGGTAAGGATAAATCAGTTTCAATTTCAAAGGAACATAATTCTGGTTGTTCAATAATAAATCTAAAATAAAAATATACACCATATGCAATACTAAATAAAATAGTTATTATAATTATAACAATCGTTATTAAATAATTGAAATACGATTTATTATAAATGTCCTTAAATAGAAATTTTATATTATTATAAACGTTATAACGGTTAGTTTCGTATTCTATTGTTTGATTTGTATTAAACTTAGACATAAATGAACCATAATTATAGAAATATGTATAATTAAAAGTGAAAAATCCTACATTATATAATTCATCAATGATTAAAATAATACTAAATAAAAAAGTAATACCAATACAAATATTAGTTATTATAATCATATAATAATTTAAGTCCATTTTCTATATAATAAATATACATTATAATAATTATATTTATTATTTATGTCATTATGGATTAAATTTAAAAATAATTTTAGAAATATTATTGGTGAAATTCCAGAATTTAATATTGTATTTGAAAAATATACATATTATGAATATAATTTATTATTATATTCATATTTAGGTTATCCGATTGATTTATTTATTGACGAATTGATAAAAATGAAATTTAATATACAAAATTTAAATAAAAAAGAATTGATATGGAATAAAAATGTTCCATATTATGAAAATCAATATTTTTTTGAAATAGATTTAAATAATCCAAATATTCCAAATGATTATTCATTTTTAACTGAAATGATATTATTTATTATTAAAAATAAACCGGTAATAAGTAATAAACATTTGATTATATTAAAAAATATTGATAAATTGGGGGATTATGCATTTGCATTTAGAATAATATTGGAAAAATTTTATAATAATGTTTATTTTATTTGTACTACTCATAAAATATCTAAAATTGAATCACCAATTAAAAGTCGTTTTTCATTAATTCGTTTAAGATTATTTACTGAAAATGAAATTAATAAAATATTTAATAAATATTTAGAAACTTCATTAATTATTTCAAATAATAGAAATATTATTTTTTGTATATTTATATCTCAAGTTAAAATTAATGAACCACAGTTAATTACTAATGATTTTTGCGAATTCAATTATCCACTTATTAAAAAATTTTTAGATTCTAAATATGATTTATATGACATCAGACAATTTTCATATAAATTATCACAATATAATTTAAGTATTATGGATATTACTAGAGATTTTATGAAAATATATAAAAATGATAATGAAAAATTAATTCAGTTAATTAATATTGCGGCAGATGTTGATTATATTTTAACTATATCAAATAAAGGTAGAGAACCAATTTATATTGAAAACTTTTTATGCCAGATTTTAATATAAAAAAAATGATGATATTAATTAAATATAAAACATTATAATGAATTTTTGCGAGGTATGTTCGAATATGAAGTATATGAAAACAAATGATAATAAAAAATTAGTATATTATTGTAAACATTGTTCATTTGAGAAAGATGAAGAAAGTTCATCTGCAGTTAAAATTTCAGAAACTATTTATACCGAAGATGAATTATTATATAATCAACATATTAATAATTATTTACGTTTTGACCCGACATTAAGAAGAATTAAAGATGATAATATCAAATGTACTAATTGTGATATTCCTGATGATAAAAGACAAATTATTCCAATTAAATATCATCCATCCAATATGAAATATTTCTATGTTTGTGATAATTGTGGATTTACATGGAGAGAAAATAAAAAATGATTAATTATATAAGAAGATATAATTAATTAATTTTATTATGACTACAAGTGATTGCAAACAACCATTTGATGAATGTACAAAAGTTTTTGCTTCTCTTAATAATAATAAAATCAGTAAATTAATTATGACTAAATATGAGTTTAATGTCGTAATAAGTCAAAGAACCGTTCAATTATCTCAAGGACATTATCCTTTCGTTAAATTTGATAAATCCATTAAATCTAATATGGATTTAAGAAAAGTTGCTTTACAAGAATTAAAGGAAGGTAAAATACCTTTTATTATTAAACGTCCTCTTCCTAATGATAAATATGAATTCGTTCGTATTAAAGATTTAGATTTGAGTGCTGTTAAATATATGATTGATTTATAATATATAAGATTATTTTGATATCAGATATATAAATGTTATATTCAATAATTTTGGCATGTACTTTTGAGGGTGGAATTGGATATAATAATCATATTCCATGGGATATCAAAAGTGAATTATATTTATTTAAACAAATTACCGGAAATAAGGACGAATATAAACAAAATGCAATTATTATGGGTAGAAAAACATGGGACTCATTACCTTATAAGCCATTAAAAAATAGATTAAATATAATTATAACAAGTGATAATAATTTTAATAATTATGATAATATTATTAGTTTTTCAAATATTGATAGTGCGCTTGAATATTGTGAAAGAAGTATTGAAATTAATAAAGTATTTGTAATTGGTGGTAAATCTATTTATGATTTATGTTTAAATAATGAAAAATATTTAAATAATATTGAAAATATTTATATTTCTATTATTTATAAATATTATACTTGTAATGTTTTTATCAATTTAAAAACAATTCTTAATAATTTTAAATGCGAACATGAAACAATAATATTTCATCCACAATTTCTACATATGAAAATGACAAAAAAACTAATATAAACCTTTTTTATTAAAACATTCTTTAATATCATCTTGATAAAATTGATAAACATTTATACAATTATTTATTATTTCATTATATTGTATCATATATCCTTCATTTTTTTTAAAATTAATCACTGCTAATTTTAATATATCAACCGCTTCTTTATATTTCTTATTTTTATAATATAAAATACCGAGCATATGTTGAAAATCAGGATTATCTTTTCCAAATTCCATATAATGTTTATATGCTTTATTTAAATCTTGTTCATTATTATTTATCATATTAGCCAATGTTATATAACTATTATTTTGTAATAAATAGTTGTTTGTATTTACAGTTGTTGGAAATATGCCAAGTTTTGAACCTTCTAAAAATGTATGTTTGTTAATTAAATATGATTTTAATTTATTATCAAAAATAAATTTAGATAATGATAATTTCATCGGAAAACGTATAACATTCATATAATCATATATTTTTTCAGCGGTTGATGGTGTTATGAAATATGAATTTTTTGTTAGTAATATTTTAAATTGATTATTAACCGGAATAAAATTAATTTTATTTTCTGTATCATGCATTGACAAACATGTTAATATTATATCATAATCAACCGTTTTTAATAATTTCAAAAAATCATTAAAATTATTTTTATATTCATCTAATAATATTATATCATCCTCTATAATAAAATTATGTTTTGTCTTACTTATTTTTATCTTTTCATAAGCACACATATGTTTATGCAAATTTGATAATTGTGCTAAATTAAATTTAACTTGAGCTGTTTTAAAATCAGGGTCTGTAATATCATCATTATTTAAATTTATTTTTTTATCATAATCTGATATATTTTTTTCAATATCTTCAATTGTCGGGTTCATTATATTAATGACATTAACATTGTATTCATTCTTTTTCATCATATCAATTATAATATTTAAAGTTGTCATTAACATTTTATTTCTCAATGTTAAATGTTCAGATTTTATAACATAAATATCTATATCAATCATTATATGTTAATATAAAAATAATAAACTCTTAAATCATTAATTAGAATTTATACTTGTTACCGCTAATTCTAATGCTGATAATCGCTGACTTAATTCAGGTCGAGCTTCTACTGTCGCTAATCTAGATGAAACATCATTTAAATCAACAACCGGACGAGCTTCAACCGCCTCTAATCTAGATGAAACATCATTTAAATCAACAACCGGTCGAGCTTCAACCGCCGCTAATCTAGATGAAACATCATTTAAATCAACAACCGGACGAGCTTCTACCGCATCTAATCTAGATGAAACATCATTTAAATCAACAACCGGACGAGCTTCAACCGCCGCTAATCTAGATGAAACATCATTTAAATCAACAACCGGACGAGCTTCA